CGATGCCTATGAGTTCGACCCGGAAGCTGATTATTCATATACACCGCTATCGCAGAATATTGAGAATGAGTACAATAAACAGCGGAAACTTGCGATAATTGACCAATTTATCGGGCGCACCTCGGCGATTCAAAATCCTAATACGGCTAAGCTATTGAACTATCTACTCTCTAAAGCCTTTGAGTTATTTGGCGACAGTTTTCCTGATTACAAAAACCATCTGCTGGATGAGAACTACAGGCCGCCGGAGGAAGGCGGAGGCGGTGGAATGGTTATAGGCAATCAGCCTACAGACATGGGAAACGCACCAACGTCAAATCAGTCCGGTATGCCTATGAGTAGTATGGAACAATACACGAGGGGGATGTAGATAGTGCCAACACCATTAGAAGACATTGCAGGGTTCCTATCCAAGTCAGGCAAGCGTGGGGCGCAGACCCTCGATATTTTAGGCAAGTACCACCCATTCGTTACCGCCGTATCATCTACTATTGGATGGGAATTACTCAAAGACGATATTCAGCGGCACGAGGAGCTTTTAGAGAAGATTTACAATGAGCAGTCAAACCCGCAGGAATTGGCAGAGTTCAGGTATCTGAAGGTAAGGTTAAAGAAAGTATCGGATCGTATAACTATTTACCTTGACAAAATGAAAGAAATCAGGTAGATAGATAGCCATATGTTTCATTTTGAAACATTATTAAAGGAGGATTTACATGGAAGATAATAACGCAACAGGGAGCCTTGCGGATGATGCTACCGTTACTGACGATAAAGTAACCGATGAAGCGTTAACTGCCGCTCTTGAAGGCAAAGAGACTTCCGAATCAGAGGTCACTGCAAAGGCAGCAGAGGCCGAATCAGAAGGACAGGATGGACAGGACGAGGATCATGCAGAGAAAACACGTCTTGGCCGGAAGGTTAAAAAGCTCGAAGAAGGTATGGTCACAAAAGCAGAGTTCAGTCAGTTAATGAATAAACTGGACAGCTTTATGACTAAACCAGCCGAGCAGGTAAAGGCTGAGCAGTTTGATATGCCGGAATATGTCGCCACCCCTGATGATGTGGAAAAGGTCATTCAGGTACGTGAGGCACGGCAGAGAAACGAGCAGGAGACTTACCAGAAAGCCTATGTATCGCAGATGGTATCTATGAGTACCGGTAATGAACAGCATGATGAAGTTGTCAAAGAAATGATGGCTAACTTCAATATACGCAGAACCGGCAACCCGCAGATAGATGCCGAATTAAATTATGCCAAAGCTCAGGCCGCAGTATTGTCAAGAGGAGTAACTAAGGCAGTACCTGTAAAAGGCGATAAGGCCGCAGCCACAGGGGTAACTCACGGGAATACGAATACGCAGCCTAAAATAGTGTTGCCGAAACTAACTCCCGAAGCGGAAAACTTTGTGGCATACATGAGGCGTCAGGGCATGTCAGATGAAAGCATAGCGGAAGCACTTTCGGAAAAATAGGGGATAGGCGGGATGGGCTTACATGGTTCAAGGCATGTCAGGTACAGTCAGCGACGGATTAGAGGAGAAAAGCGGACTATCCCCATGTATGGCGAAGGTGACGATGCAGGTAAATACTTCCGGTGCTGGAACTGTGGGTTCATCTGTAACATAGACAGGGATGCGCTTGGCGATGGCGATGGCAGGGCATATACAGAATTCGGCATTACGACAGAGCCGCTTTATCCGGTGGACGATGATGGCGGGCCGCCATATGCAGCAGTACTTAAGGGCATTAACGAATACCATACGGTAGGATTATATGACGGCTACCAGGTAGGCGGTACAGGGTGCCCGTTATGTCATACGCTCAATTGGAGAGGTTAGAAATTTATAAATTAATAAGTAAAGGAGGCGATCAATATGGGATTTAAAATACTTCACGGCAGTCAACAGAAACTTTGGGTGCCTATCGTGTATCAGGATACGATCTACGTTGGCCAGATAGTTAAATGTCAGGCTGATGAAGGCGTGATACCTTTTGGTGCCGCAGCAGGGGCAGCGGATACTACAGCATTAGGGATACCGTTTGGTGTTGTAGTCGGTACCAATAACAGGACGCCGTTATTTAATACCACTTATGGTGCTCAGTACATTACCGATGCCTCACCACTTGCGTCCACTACGGAATTTACCGGAGTAGAAGGACCATTTGGTAAGGGTGAGCAGCGGGCGATGGTTCAGGTTGAGCTTATCACAGCAGAAACCATACTCAGAGGGCAGTTGTTTAATGCTACTTTCGGAACGGCTATGACAGTGGGTACAGTGACTACAGGTGATACAAATGGCGTATCCTGCACAACTGGAACATTGGTGGCAAGTACAGCAAATCAGGCGACATTGTATTTCAGGTCAGGTGCAAATAGGGGTGCATACAGGATGCTTGATAATACCTCAGCGACGGCTCAGACATGGGATACACCTACTTATGCAGCCGTAGCGGTTGGCGATACGTGCGTTAAAGCTCCACTCAGGTATATTGGGCCGAGTTATGCAGACTTCGATGCGGAGTCCATGTACGTTGAGGCATCGGCTACATACGCAACTAACTATCACGTTATTGACGTAATCAGGCTTGATTTAAGTGTACCAGGTGGCGAGTATGTAGATTTCAAATTCAATGCAGATCATTTCTGCCTAAAGAGAGCATAAAGGGAGGTGATATAAAATGGCGGATGTAACTACATCGTCTCAATTACAGAGACTATTAGACAAGCGGTTACGTGAGGTAGCCGATTTCGAGAAACTTTACCCGAACTTGAACCCAATGATACCGAAGCTATTCAGGGAATTTCCCTCTGATGCGGCATTCGAGGAGTTCTACTCAGTCGGGTCATTACCGGATCATCAGAGATTCACAGGAAAGATACCATTCGTAAACAGGAGTCCAGGGTATCATATCAAGATTGAACCTGCCGAATATGCTCTCGGTCGTCAGATCGAACGGAAATTCCTTGATGATAAGAAATATTCCGTATTCGATGACGAGGCCGTAGGGTTGATGAACTCTGCCGGAAGGACTATGGAAAAAAGCGCTGCTGAAGTATTTAATGGTGCATTCAGTACGGCGTTTCAGTTCCAGACAAACGAGGAAGGCGTAGCACTTTGCGGCTCTCATCGGACGAAATCAGGGACAAGTACATCAAGTGGTTTTTCTAATGCTGGCACTTCAGCACTGGATAAAACGTCATTGGCAGCAACAAGGATACTGATGAGGCAGTTCAGAAACGATGTATCGGAACGTATCGAGATGTCAGATAACTTTGCAATCATAGTCCCCGATGCACTTGCGGATATGGCCTATGAGCTTGTTAATACCCCAAAGGGTCTGGACTCTGCTGAAGGCAACGTTAACCCGCAGTATAAGCGGTATCAGGTCATACCATACGCAAGGCTTGATGATAACGATACCAATAACTGGTTCATGGTGAATCTGGACTTGATGAAGAAGATGTTAATATTCATCAAGAGGATCATGCCTGAGACGAAAACTCAGATTGATTTCCATACGTTAAATACCATGATCTCAAGTTATATGAGATATGGCGCAGGCACCACGGAGTGGCGTTTCGTGATGGGGCACGCAGTAACTTGATATATTTCAATATGTTATAAGATAGTAGTTGACATCAAATTGCTCATGCGGCATACTGAATTAAACCTTAATATGAAAGGAGATTCAATATGCCGAGCAATGAATATTGGGCAGGATTTTTTGATGGAGAGGGTTCAGTGAGCATACATAATGGATTAAGGATGAATGTTGCAATAGCGCAAAAGAAAACATTCGTGCTTGAATTAGCAAAGAAACAATTTGGAGGATCAATTTATAGTAAAAACTCCAAAATTACTAATCCGTGTTCTCACTGGAAAATAACCAAAAAATCTCTTATTGTAAATTTCTTAGAAGCTATATATCCATATAGTATAGTTAAGAAAACGGAAATAGAGATTGGTTTAAGGGCTGTTAAATTAATTCGAGATGTGAATGTAGGATGTAATCCATTGACTCAACCTGAACTGATAGAACGAGAAAAATTAAGAATGGAACTTCAAGATTATAGACCTGCTAAAAATTTCAGAAATCTACAATCTGAGGAAGCTATTTACCGCAATTCCATCAAGGAAAAATATGCTTACAGATGCAGTGAATGTGATTGTGATCTGAAAGATAAATCACCATTTTTTTCTATTGTTAGTGATGATAGGTTGTTTTGTCGTAAATGTAGCAAAAATAGAAATGCAAGGGAACTTAAAGTTTTATCAAAAGAACAGATTGTTGATGCTACCCAGAAGACGAAAAACCTTGATGATGCTGCTAAAATATTAGGAATAAGTAGGCAGGGACTTTTGCGGAAACGCAGAAAATATGGTCTATTGGAATATTTATGTCAAATATGTCAAAGGCCATTTCAACCGACACAGAGGGCAAGTAAGCGTTATTGCTCCGATGAATGCGGTGTAATTGGCAAACAATACTTACTGGAGCAACGACAAACCGCCTATCATGGCCAAAAGATATTAAATAATAGAAAATATTATCAAAACAATAAAGAAAAGATAAAAGAAAAATTGCGTAGTAAGAAGTATAATTTAATTTAACCCTCCTGCTGGCGGGGTAGCAATATCCCGCTGGTAGGTTACTCTTTACTGGTTGGAGGTAAATAAATGAGTAATTTTAATCATGGAGTAAAATCTTTCGGCGTGCCTATTCTTCCAGGTATAGGCGGGAACGTATACACAGGTAATGTGTATTTCGTCAACAGCACAAGCACTACACGGTCAAATAACCCATCGTCAGGAACTAAGTCATCTCCTTTTTCAACAATTGATTATGCCATAGGCAGATGCACTGCAAATAATGGTGATGTAATTATCGCCATGCCGGGGCATACGGAAACAGTATCAGCAGATAATGGTCTGGCAATAGATGTTGCAGGAATAACGTTTATCGGTGTCGGTAACGGCTCACTTCGGCCCACCATTAACGTGACTGCTACTACAGGGGACGTGGAAATATCAGCTGCCAATACTACGATGTGTAATTTTCTAATTACCGGCGGTATAGACGTAATCACAGGTGTTGTAAATATTTCTGCCGCTGATTGCACGTTACTTAATATTGAGACAAGGGACGTTACCGGTCAGGCAACGGATTTCATAGTAACTACCGCTGCCGCAGACAGACTCAAGATAAGTGGGTGGGTGCATAACGGTGCAACTGCCGCTGGTGCAGATACCGCTCTTTCTATAGTCGGCGGAGACGGCATCATAGTTGAAGATTTTAATGTCTTCGGTAACTTCGCTGTAGCAGCGATAGAAAATGTCACCACTGCAATGACTAATGCAACCATAGGCGGCGGCATTAAGCAAAACTACATACAGAATGGCCTGGATAGTACCACGCCTGTTGCTATTACTCTGGTGTCTACTTCTACGGGTCATGTCGGGCCGAACATCAATATCAGGATTGGGTTAGATTCTACATCCAATACGGTCAATATTACAGAGGCAGTTGTAGGGGCGGCCATGCAGATGTTTCTACCAATTAATATTGCTAACTTGGGTGGCGAGGTTGCAATGGCCACGAACATCACGGCAGCAACTGACGCTTAAATATGGTTTCACGGGGCCTGTCATTTCCGGCAGGCCCTTTATTTCAAGGAGGATTTGCATGGCAAAGGAAGAATTAGAGTTCTACGGCAAGACAGACAGAGACAGGGACGGCAACATAAGTTCAACACTTCCATCGTGGTATTTCGATACGAAGATAGATGCAATGAAAGAAAATGTCCAGCGCAAGGAAAGTGCATTAGAACGTGGAGATGTGCCCTCTGATTACGTTTACCAGACAAGGGAAGATTTAAAACGGGACAAGGAACGACTCGATGCTATTGAATCCTCAAGGCCGAGACTTAGCGATGTTCAGTCGGATTATCTGGGCAAGAATTATAATGAAATGAAGTCTGCTATTTCTGAATCCATGTTTACACGTGAAGACATGCAAAGAGGTTTCGCCGATGCACATGAGGAAGCACGCAGGATGGTAAAGCCTTGTATTAAAGTTGATCCTGAACTTGCAAAGAAATGTGGTATATCCACGTCTGACGGCATGGTCAGTAGAAACGATGCGTCAAAGATACTTAAAATTGTTGGCAAGTCTTTAGGTGAGGAAACCAACATCGAACGATTCAGGAGATTAAAGTAATTGGATGGGTACACCCTACTCAGAGAACTCAGGGTATTATTGGGTGAGCCGTCAAACGGGTCATTCTTAGACGATCGGACATCATACGATTGCCTATATGAGGCGGCTAAAGAGTTATGTCAGAGGACACGTGCGCTAACTTCCGCTCAGACGATAACTACAGTTGCCGAGCAGACGACATACAATCTTAATCCCGATTTCCTATCACTATATTTATCGGACGACGAGAATGATTATGTCATAAAATACAATGACGGTTCATCCAATACGTTTCTAAGGCACAGGGATTATGATGGAATAATCATTGGCGATAACATTACATCCCAATCTGTCCCTGATAGCTTTACCATTATAGACGCTTCAGTCATATCTCAGCTTTCAGGTACAAGTACATCTACGGCAGCGGCAAGTAATGGCGAGGCGACATTAACCGATTCGTCTGCCAATTTCATAAATGTTGCAGCAGGTGATTACGTTCATAACATTACAGACGGCAGTCATGGGGTCGTGGTATCAAAAACCTCTAACACAGTCCTTGTCTGTGCGTTATTCGATGGTACAAATAATGACTGGACATCGGCAGATTCGTATATTATCACATTTAATGGCAGGTTTGCCCTACTCCTTGATCCTCCTCCGTCTACGGCAGGTTATACGATTACAGTTAATTATATCCAAATGCCGACACCTGTGTATTCGCCATATAAATCCTATCGCTTTGCACCGGACTATAAAGAAGCACTTATCTACTATGCGGCATTCAAGTACAAGTACCGTGATCGTGAACCCGACTTTGGCGATAGATTATGGAAACATTTCGATGCACGAGTCAGAAGTATTACCAGGAATACCAGGCAGGCTAAAGTCCAGGGTGGGTACAGGGTAAACTTTATCAAGCCTGCAAACCGTTCAGGAACGAGGAGATGATGTGGCTGACAAAGAACGTAATCCCGTTCCCATACCAATAACCGGTAGATGGCGAACGAGTGTAGACGGTACGCAGTTATCTGAAGGCGATTTCCAGGTACTTTCCAATATGCGTTATACCAATGCAGGCATCCGGTCTGTATCGGGCATGACGAAGATTAACCCTTCTACGGCACTTACATATCCGTTAATACGTGCAGCGTATCATTTTGTAAAAGATGAGCCCTTGGAATCTCATCTGCTTGTCCAGTCATGGAATACCGGCGAGACGGCCTCCAAAATATACCGGAATGATACGACTATTCCCTCTCAGGGAGATTTTAATGCCACAGCGTTATATACGGAAAGCTCCGGTGCGGGTATCGGTACGTTCTCCAATGCCCCTGATGGATGCGTGGCCTATTGTAACGGCAAAGAATCTTTAATCTGGGGTGGTAATGAATACCGTTGCGGGGCGTTCTATAACTTTAATCCCGATAACTCGTTTATTTATAATTATACCGAGGCGGCAAGTAATACCTTACAGACTACCGGGAATACGGCGTTATTAAAAAGGGTGTCGGCTACACTTGATAGTAACACCATGCTACTACTTCCTTTCGATGGAAACTTTACTGACTTATCACCAACAACCCCTCATACTGTCACCGGCAACGGCAGTATTGCCACAGATACAGGGACTAAGAAATTTGGTACAGCATCATGTAAATTTGCTACTGGAGGTGGACAATATTTAACTATCCCTGCTGATGCAGATTTTATTCTTGCAGATGGTACATGGTCAATAGATTTCTGGGCATATTTTACCGATGTCGGAAGCACTCAGGCTATTTACTATCAAGAAACAGATTTGGATACCTATGTTGCCATTTTCCTTGTTGGAGGAACCAGCGGAAGTATTCGCTTTGAGATAGTAAATGATAATCCTGTTCCTTTAGTAGTATTGAATACCCCTGGAGAATTGGTAATTAACCAGTGGTATCATATAGAAATAGTAGAAAACGGAAATGATTATTATATTTTCGTTAATGGAGTCCAGCGAGCTTATTTGTCTGATACAGACAGGACTATTGCCGGTGGTTATACAGGCTCGGTTTATATCGGCAGAGATCCGCAGGTAACAGGATATGATTTAGGTATTACATCCAACGCTTGGCTTGATGAATTCCGTGTTTCAAACAATACAAGGCATACGGCAAACTTTCTGCCGCCTCAAGGTGCGTATGGCAATAACACTATAACGTATGCCTATATTGGTTCTACAAGGCCGATAGCAGGTATAAAGTTTTATGTAAAGACTGCTAATACTACAGCATCATCCGTTACTGCATCTTACTGGTCTGGTGCATCATGGATTACAGTGGGAAGCATTGTAGATGGCACGGCGGCAAGCGGTAAGACTCTTGCGCAAACAGGGAGTTTGACATTTACTTCAACCGTATCAACTGCAAAGCCTAAAATACTTTATAACATTGCCGCATACTGGTATCTTGTAGCATGGACAAGCATAGACCAGAACACAGAAATCTATTACGTTACCCTTGACACCCCTATGCAGCCTATTGTTGATATATGGGATGGGATAAAAAAGCAGGTTTACGCCTTCTATAAATATGTTGGCACTACTTACACGGATCATATCTTTAATGTTATTGATGACTCATATATAGATGCTGACCCAACTACTTATGTTGAATTAGATTCCCTTGCGACATCGAGTCATGTTTTAGCGGGTTTTACAGAGCCTATGATGGGAATACAATTACTTCTTGTCCCTGGCCATGTAAATACTGTAATCAATACTCTTATAACAGTGTCTTACTGGAACGGTGCATCATGGGTATCTGTTGGCACGGTAGATGATGGTACAAAGGGTACATCTCAGAGCTTAAATAAAAGCGGAATAGACTCATGGAATACCCCAACTTATGGTAGTGAACAGAAATGGTATGATTTAAGTCGCGGGCCTCAAACACCTCAAACGCTTCAAACCGGAATTTATAAGCCTGAAGGAAGATATTTCGAGGTCTCTCCTTCCAAAGTATCTGATTTTAATCAAATAGCACCTCTTTATTTTTATAAAATTAATTTTAGTCAGGCATTATCGGGGGACGTGCAGTTATATCATGTCAGCGGTATCCCTGCCCCGAAACAAATATCTAATTACAAGTTTCCCCTTAATTTTCATAACCGCCTCTGGCTATGCTCAGATCAGTCAGGACAACGCAATAAAATTACTCCATCATCCATGAATACTGTAAGCATATTTAACGGCTTAGATACGGCAAATTTCTTCCTTGGTGACAATGCAGACATTATCGTCGGGGGATCGCTTTATACAAGGTACGGCTCGTCATTGTACGAAAACCTGATACTATGCAAGGAAGGCGAAACCTGGCTTATTGACGGTACATCCCTGAATACTTATGCACTGTATAAGATTTCAGATCAGTACGGTTGTGTTGCAAAGGACACGTTCCAGATTTGCAGTATCGGATTCGAGATTGCTCAAGGCATAAATAAACATGTAGCAATCTGGCAGGCGGCAGGAGCCATCGTTATATTTGATGGATCAAGTGTTATGCCAATACATTTGGATATTGAAAACGTCTTTGACCCAACGAGTTCGTTGACAATAAACACAGCCATGATACATAAGTCATCGTCATTCTACGATGAAGTAAAAAGAGAGTATCATTGGTTATGGGCTTCAGGGTCTAATATAACATTAAATAAGGAGTATGCATTTGATCTGCTCAGGCGTAAATGGTTTGATATAGACAGAGGGTCAGGCAAGTACCTTCAGTTAGGCGTCTCCGTGACTGACAGTAACGCTTACAAATACGTCTACGGAGCTATTGATGCCGGATATTTAGAGCGGTTAGAGTATGGCACGACATTCGATGGCAACAATATTGTCTCGCAATTTCGGACACCGGATATACCACTTGGCGGCTGGAATAACGAGGTAATATTACGTAATATCAGGTTGATTGCTAAGTCCAAAGGAACGACCACTAACAGCGTAGTTATGACTCATTACGGCGATATGGCAGTATCAGGGACGAGTATAGGTAATTATTCTGTGACCGACACGACACGGAGAGTGGTAAATAATACAAAGTCAATTAATACCGGGCCACATACATTCCACAGTTTCGCTTGCAGTATGACAACCAGCAATGAGAATATAGGGTTTGAACCTATTGGGTTAGAAGTATTCTGGAAACACATTAGAGAAAAGATTTTATAAGGAGGATGTATCATGCCATCTCAAGCTCTCGATCCCTATTATTATCAATCACGGCTACGGGAATTACAAGGACAGAAGGAACTCACTACCGGCAGGGGGCTGACTCAACCTGAAACAGAGGCAATACTTAATGCGGAATTATCGCAGAGATATAACGCTGAAATCAGCCGTCGGCAGATTGCGAATCAGGAGAAGATACAGGAAAAACAAATAAAAATGCAGGAGGATGCTACCAAATCAGCGAATCAGGCTGCAATGGTCAGCGGTGTCGGACAACTGGCACTGGGCGGTGCATCTACGTATGGCTTAGGCGTCCAGCAGGGATGGTGGGGTGCTGGTGCTGCTACTGCTCCGGCTGCTACAACAACCGGTGCGGGTGCCGGTGCGGGTGCCGCGGGAGGCACAGCGGCTGGTGGCGGTGCAGGTGCCGGTGCAGGTGGCGGTGCGGGTGCCGGAGGCATGGGCGCAGCAAGTATCATAGGACTCATCCTTGCCTCAGCAGTGTTTGCCGCCGGCCATACAGAGTTAGCACGGAAAGACGATACATGGTATGGATCAACAGTTGCCGCAGGTACTCCATGGAAAGATCAGAAGATGGGGCAATGGGGTGGGTTCCTCAATGTTGCCACAGCACCTTTTTTTCCTGAGATGCTTACTTGGGGGATGATCATGAAGACTGGTACTGGTAAAAAGGTCATTGACGAAATTAACAGAGTTGGAGATAAATGGGGCTTACCTGGATTTGGTCAATAGGAGGACATTATGGGGACATTCTTAGAAGCACTCGGCAGATCGCAAGCAGTCAGCACTACTATATCGGGCGTCCAGACTATGCAGCAGAATAACCTTGCTATACAGAACGCCAAAACAACGCAGGCTATTAACGAGCATCAGTATAAGAAATTAAAGGAAGAGGAAGAAGCTGGGAACAGGCTGCATCCTATGGATCCCATAATGGGCGGGTTAACTCCATCGGTTCGGCAATTCTGGACAGAAACACTGGGGCCTACGTACTTCCAGAAAGGTGCAAGCGGGGGGACGTATGTCAGGCAA